ATATAGCTCACTTAGAAGATACTAGATCTGTTTTGGGGAATGGCTATGTCAGACTTGTGGATAAAATGGGGTCTGATTTGTCTGTGGCTAACGCAGCAAGAGCCTCTTTTGCCAAAGAGAGCAAAGAGATGTCCACGTCTGATGCAAGATTAATTAGTTTTTTGGCTAGAGAAAATCATATGTCCCCGTTTAGACATGCCTTTGTAACCCTTGAATTAAAAGCGCCTTTATTTGTGGCGCGACAGCACTGGAAATACGTTGTTGGCTCAGATCATACAATGGATTCTTGGAATGAGTCTTCAAGAAGATACATAACTATGGAGCCGGAATTCTATATTCCAAGTTCAGAAAAATGGCGTTTGGCACCAGAGGACAAAAAACAAGGCTCTGGTGGACCAATAGATCCATGGACTGGATCTGTTTTAACGGAGGAGCTCTCTAAGTACGTTGCTCAGGGCGAGGCGCTGTACAAAATGGCCATGAACAATGGGGTGGCTCCAGAGCAGGCAAGACTGTTTCTTGCGGCCTACGGAATGCACGTAGTCTATAGATGGTCGTGTAGCCTGCAATCTGTTTCTCTGTTTTTGAATCAAAGACTTTCCTCTGATGCTCAATGGGAAATAGTAGAATATGCAAAAGTAATTGACGAACTTGTTACTCCTCACTTTCCAGTATCAATGTCTTGTTTGGTGAATAGAAATGTTTAACAAAATAGTTTTTGTTATCTTGTTTACCATCTTATTTAGTTGGGGCCTCAATTTAAATACCCTTTCTCAAATATTAGAGGATCAAAAACAAAGAAGATTGTCTTTGTTTCTTGCAGCATTGTCCGGTTTTTTAATGTCTCTTTTGATAGTATTTTTTATATAAATGCCAGCCTCTAAATTAAATTACATCATCGTTTACGATAATCATAGTCAGGTTTATGGTTCTTCTTCTGACAAAATAGCTGTCGAATCTCCTCCTCCGGAAGGAGTGTCGGAAAAAGACAAGCATATTTTTTTCATAACATACGAACCGGATACTCAGAATGTGTGTGTCCACAAACTAGATCCAAAAAACATGGATGCAATAGAAAATAAAAGCAATAAGAGAAAGAAAAAAAACAGTGAGTAAGAAAACAAATTTAAAGAAAAAAGTAACTATTAAACTTGAACCAGGTCAATCCTTTTTAATAGAAGATCTTGATATATTAATGCATATACAGAAAACTTATGCAAATCTTTTAAGGGGCCAAGTCTCACAAGATGACAAAGTTGTATACGCCAGAGTTATTACCGCCGTTAATTCTGCAGTAGAAAACGTCAACAACGCCTCTTCTAATAATTATGACGATCAATGGTAAGGTATGATAGACCTCTGCGTTGTCAACTACAATACTAAGTCACTACTAGAAAGATTATTAAACAGTCTTCACGACCAATTATTCACTGGAAATCATTCAGAAAAGTTTTGGAATTTATATATAGCCGATAACGGTTCAAGCGATGATACGGTAGATTTTTTTAGGTCTAAAGAAGACGACTATTTAATAGATAGAGTGTCTTTAAATAAAAACATTGGCTATTCAGCTGCATGCAATAAGCTTGCGGCCATTGGATCGAATAGTGTTATAGGATTACTTAATGCTGATGTTTGGTTTACAAACGAAGATATAACAAAAATCTGTAGAATATTTAATCAAGAACAAGACGTACACATCCTTGGTCCGAAACAAAGAGATGAATATAGCCTTATAAGGCACGCAGGAATTGTAGGCACTAACACTCAGCCTAGGCATAGGGGGTGGATGGAGCCTGATCCAACAGACTCTCTTTATAGGGATAGGGTTAATTGCGTTACCATATCTGGTTCTGCATATTTTATCAGAAGATCCGTATGGAATGAGTTAACAAACAATCCTAAGTATAGGGAATTATATCCTGAAGCTAAAGGAGCGTTTCTTCCAACGCCTCATTACTATGAAGAGACTTGGTGCTCGTATTTTGCAAGGCATTTAGGCTATAATGTAGTGTATGATGGTTCTGTGTCGATTGGTCATAGCTGGCACGCCTCTTCTCCTAAGCCGGGAGAGGGCTACAGTCACGCCGATGCACAGTTCAAGGTAAGTCAATCAATATTTCGCAAAGCATGCGATTACATAGGAATAGAAAGAGATTAACGTGTCAGATAAATTGAACCCATGGATATACAATGCAGAAGTTAAAAAAGTAGTTGATGGTGACACATTTGATATTATCATCGACCTTGGCTTTGATACCCTTAGAAAAGGTAGAGTGCGTCTTTATGGTGTAAATACACCAGAAAGTCGAACAAAAGATGTAGCTGAAAAACAAAAAGGTTTAGCGGCCAAAGAGTTTACTGATCAGTGGCTTACCCGTGCAAATCATAAGGTTAAAATAGAAACTATTTTAGATAAAAATGAAAAGTATGGTAGGGTGTTAGCTAAAGTTTGGGACGAAAGTGGCAACTGTCTCAATACAGACATCGTTACTGCAGGCCTCGCTAGGGAATACTATGGTGTAGGTGATAAAACTTGGACAGAGTTTAAAAAGGATAAGTAATGCAAACATTCTTACCTTTTCCGAATTTTAAAAAATCTATTCAAATTCTTGATTCAAAACGTCTTGGCAAGCAAAGAGTTGAGACTTATCAGATACTGAATATTCTTTTAAATAGGACGGAAAAGAAAGGCTGGATAAATCATCCAGCTGTAAGAATGTGGAAAAATTACGAATCCGCTCTGCAACTTTATCAAAACCACACAATATCCGAATGGATTAAAAGGGGATTTGAAAACAATATGTCATTTGAAACACTGTTAATAGAGGCAAAAATGCCTTTTTGGTTCGGAGACGAAAAGCTTCATAGATCACATAGATCAAACTTGCTAAGAAAAGATTGGGAATATTACTCAATATATTTCAACGAGGATCCAACACTACCGTATTATTGGCCATCAAAAGAGGACAATCCAATTTCAGTTTGATTTTTTCTTTTTGATCGTGTATACTCATATGAGTAATATACGCAAACTAGAAAAGGATAATCAACATGGCAGAAAATAAATTCAAGTACTTCACAGTTACGACTACGTCAATTGTAAAGGCACCAACTGCAGCAGAGGCGCAAAAGATTGCGAAAAGCAATACTCGTAAAGTCTCCGGTGCACGTGGAGAGCTACTTTTTAAGGATGTAGAGGTAGAAAGAATTACTGCAGTACAAGCCCGCAAGCAAGTAGAGGCTTAATTTTATTAACCAGGCTGGCGGTGTATGCCGCCAGCCGATATAATTATCGGGATTTATAATGCCTAATCAAAAAGTAATTGCACAGATGGTTGGAAGAAATGAAGAAAGTAGATTCCTAAAGGAAGTACTTCAAAGACTTTCTGCTCAAGTAGACGAAATTGTTTTTACAGACGACTGCTCAGAAGATAATACGCATTCTATAGCTTCTAATTTCTGCCATACATATAAAACAGAAGAGCCCACCTTTAGTGTCCATGAAGGTAGGTTGAGATCTATTGCTTGGGGGAATCTTTCTAAGCACGCTAATCCAGGTGATTGGATTATTGCAATAGATTGCGACGAAATGCTACATGATAAAAATGATGTATCTTTATTGGATATAAAAAATATATTGTTTAAATCTGAAAAAGATGTGGTTAATGTTAGGTTTTATCATATGTGGAATTTTACTCAATATAGAGTAGATAAACTATGGGCACCGAACAATAGTTCTAGGATATTTAGATTCATACCTAGCGGAGTTTTTTCTGATAAGGTTTTAGCCTGCGGATCTGAGCCAACGTATGTCATTGATTGGATGCGTCAAAGAAATTACTGGATAGATTCGGGCCTTGTTATGCAGCATCTTGGATACATATATGATGAAGATAAAAGAAAAAAATACGAAAGATATTCACAATTAGATGGTGGAAAATTTCATCAATTAAATCACATCAATTCAATATTAGATAAAAATCCAGTTTTAATTAACTGGGGCAATTTTGGAATATAGAGGTTAAAATGAAAAACGTAAAAGACTCAGTTATAGAACTTACAAATATGATGTCAGAAGATGAAAAATTTGCATTTATTAATGTATCTAAGTCTTCGATTATTGGATTAAATAAAAAGAGTGACAAGTCATTTCCATCTCATATTTCTAAGGAAATTATAAAAGCAATTAATATAAATCATCCAAGAGTTATGAAAAGTGTTTCTTCAGACCTAGCAAGTGAGATCTTAGAAGAAAAGCATAGTTCCATAGGCATCAAGAAAAATCATAGATACTATTCTCCAAATGTATTTGAGTATTATTATGAAAGAGATAAATCAGTATTTAATTCTATTATTGAATTTTTTATACAAAATACACCAAATCTTATAGTTACGCTTCACGATTATAAAAGAATAAATAATTTACTTGGTGTTAGATCAAACGTTATTAGCGTAAGTTATCATAGTTTGTATAAAAAGTTTGATGAAATATATGAGAAAATTCATTCTATGAATGGCAAGGTTCAGTATTGCCTGCTAGATTGCAGTTCTTTGGGGTTGGCTTTGTCTCCCAAAATTTGGGAGAACCTGGATATGTCGATAATAGACTTTGGAAAGGCCTTAAATTTCACCAAAGATTACAATTCGGCATCGAGACATGCTTCAAGATAAGGACACTGACGATATTGAATATCTAACAGATTTGATGTTTGATACTTCGCTTTCTATATCAGAAATATCTAGGCAATTGGGTTGGCCAATTTCAAAAACAAATAAAGAAATAAATAGGATAGGTCTATCCTGGCTAAAAGATAGCAGGAAAAAAATGTCAAGGGGTCAAACAGCCCTTACATTGATTATGAAAAAATTATTGCCTGGTGAAAAAATAGTCAATGAATTTCACATAGGCGATAAAATGAAATTAGATGTTTACTGTCCGAAGTACAAAGTTGCAGCAGAGTATCATGGTAGGCAGCACTTTTTTTATACTCAAAGATTTTTTGAATCAAAATATGAATTTGAAGAAGCTCTGCAAAGAGATTCTAAAAAATTAGATTGGTGTAAAGAGAACGGTGTTGCATTAATTGTATTTAGGTATAACGACAAGCTAAGCGAAGAGGCTGTATTTGAAAGAATGATACAAGCCATAAGAAATAGCCCTCATATACCAAAAGAAAAATCAAAGAAACGCGTAGTGGACACAACAGCATACAGAATTGCTAAAAAAAAGAACTCTGAATACAGAAAAAAATCCTATCAGCTATTTAAAGAAAAAAGAAATGTCAATAGAAACAAACGAAACAAATAAAGATAAGATACCATTAGAGTATCAAATATTTGCTCTGTGCTTAAAGAAGCATGGTGCAATAAAGTACTTTGCGGAAAATCTACCACAAGAAATAGTTGGTTTAATACATAACGAAAAGGGAATTAACGAATTTTACTTAGCTATTCTTGGCTATTATAGTGCAACAAATCTTGAGATAATAGATCCGATAGCATTTAAATCTTGGCTTGAAACAGATTCGGATATATATGAAGCTCTTGGCGGCAACGCAGGGGTTTCAGTTATGTTAGATATTCTTAACTCTCTTGAATTATCTGAACCCGAATCTATTACCGAATTGGTTAAGCATAAGGCTAAAAAAAGAAAACAAATAAATTATTTACAAGAACTTCAATCAATATTGACCCAAAAGGGATTAAAAGATGAGGCGGACTTAGAAAGAATACAGGTTCTTACATCTGAAATAAGAGAGTTAGAAAATCAAATAAGGTATGATCCACTAGAAAAAGTTACTAGCGGTAGTGATATTATTAAAAGAGTCAATTCAATTCTTGACATACCAAACTTTTTGCCAACACAATTTAAGTCTTTAAATAGAGCAATGGGGTATACGGATAGCGGTGGATTTTTTAGGGGAGCCGTACATGCAATCATAGCCGCATCTGGCAAGGGCAAGAGCACGTTTGCCAAATGTTTGGCAAATAATTGGCTCGATAATGGATATAGGGTTTTATACGTTAACTTTGAGGAAGCAATAGGTCATTGGGAAAGAATATTAATGACGCAAATAATAGGAAAGAACGTTTATGCAGAGTATTCAAAATGGACAGACGAAGAAAAAAATAAATATTTAGATATATTTAAAGAAAAGCTTCTATTTTGGGGTGACAGATTAATGGTTAGGCACGATCCAGATACCCCTTATTTTGAAGATTTAGAATTCTGGCTTAGGGATATATTGGGTCATAATGTTGACCTTCCAGATGTTATAATAATTGACACAATACAATCAATGTTTACCAGAGGTGGCGGTAAGGGCAAGCCTAGGTGGGGAGAATTTGAAGAAATGATGGTTCGCCTAGAAAAATTGGCCAGAGATATGAATTGCGTATTAATAATAACCGCTCAAGAGAACGCGAATAGAATGAAAGAAAAAAGAGAAGTCGTTCAACAATCTGATACTGGTGGATCTTTAACAATTCAACAGAAATGTGCGGTCACCATTTTCTTAACGGAAAAAAGATTAGCTACTGACGATGAAACAGAAGACGAAAATATAATGCAGCTTCAAATTCCCAAAAATAGAATAACGGGGTCTGCATTTTTATATGATCCTCCGCTAGTAAGATACGTTGATAGTAAAAAGGTATACGAAGAATACGAGCCGGTTACTAGTGATTCTTACTCTGGATCCTCCCTATTAGATGACCTGTTAAATGATAAGGATTTTCACTAATGAGTACCATAACAGTCGAGGCAATAAAAGATTTTCAAATATGCGAGAGACTTTTTGACTATAGGCACATACAAAAAATGTCTGAAAAGATGTATTCCCGCGAAATTAATTCAGACAAATTTGAAAAAACAATAAAAAATATTATATGTTTTTTTATGTTTAAAAAACAATCTGGATCTTTGCCTTCCTACGCAGCAATATTAAATAGGTGGGAAAAGATGTGGTTTCCAAAAGACACGAATTCTTATGACATTATTACCGAGCAGCATGAAACAGTCTACGGAAACATGTCTAGCTTAACTACAAAAGCCGCGAACTCACTCTTGTTGTTCTATAGTCATTATTCTAAGATAGATTTTGTTCCCATATCAATATCAGAAGAGTACTACATTTCTACCAGAAAAGGAATTAGCATAAAAGATTCATTTGATGTTATAGTATATTTTGATAAGACATTCTATGTTATAAAAATACTCTTTAATTACAAAAATAGCAAAAAAGATATTTATAAAACTGATTTTGCATGCTTGAAAAAGGGATTTGAATCAAGACATCCGGACAAGTCTCATATAACAAAATATGGATTCATAGATATGATGAGTCAAAATATAGGCTTTCAAGAATATTTGTTGAGCCAAGATGATATAATGGTTTTCGATAATTGGTGTGATAAAATAGATGCAACAGAAATTTTTATGAATAAAAGAGGCTTAATATCATACTGTAAAAAGTGCCCCTTTGATGATCCATGTTCAAAATGGAAGAAAGAATAGAGATGACTAAATCAATACTAGATGATATTCTCGTCGACAAAAGATCAAATGCTTTGCTGAAAGCAGAAGACGAGAAGCTAGCTCCTCTCCTAGAGGAAATAAATTTTATATCAGATGATTCTATTAAATCTTTTGTAAGATCAGTTCTTTTAAAAGCAGAAAACTTTTGGGATATACCTTCTAGTTTTAGCGGAAGATATCATCCCAAGGATGAGCACGGCGTTGGTGGCAACGTCCTTCACACCAAAAGAGTCGTGAGAATAGCCGCAGTTTTTTCTGATTCTTACACCTTGAGTGTAGAAGAAAAGGATGTTGTATTAGCGGCATCTCTCTTGCATGACGTATGCAAGGGAGTAAAAGATTCAGAAAATGGAAGCGTAAGATATGATCCGATGCATCCCTATGCCGTCGGCGGTTTTGTTGAGCAATGTAGAATTAAAGATAAAAAGATGTCTTCAGAAATAGACTCATCAACACTATATCTTTCAGAAGAGGTAATACAATCAATATTGAGACTAATTAGATGCCATCTTGGTCCTTGGTCTCCGGTTCCAGAAACATATCCAATAACCTATCTTGATTTCATAGTACACCTAGCCGACAACGTTGCATCTAAAATGCATTTAATTATACAAGACAGTGATCTAATAAATCCACAATGGAGAGTAAATGGACCTAGAGCAGAGATTGAAAAGAAGACATAAGATAATTTCTAATATAGAATTCTACATAAAAGAATCTGTGTACTATAGAAATAATAATTGTTTTTTTGAAGACGACAAAAAAATAATAGTGTGTAACGTAAAGCAAGAGAACAACAAATCAAAAATACTATGAAACTAAATTCAGATGAAACAAAATATACCAATAGATGGAAATTCGTTGAAGTAGCAAAATATGTAAAGTCTTTGAATAAAGTTATTAGAGAAAAAAAGGATAATCTTCCTGTCTTTCTCGACATAAAAGAGGTAAATAACTACGCAGAACAGCACCAAAACATTCGGAATATATACTTCAGTATGGCATTACGACACAGTTGATATAGACAAATCAATTAGGTTGGGCTCACTTTATTTTGATATAGATTCTGAAGATGGAGAAACATCTCTTGTAGAAGCTAGAAAATTATATTCATACTTGGAAGAATTCATACCCGCCGAGGCTCTTATTGTATATTTTACTGGCAAAAAGGGTTTCCATATTGAGTGCGAGGCTATATGTCTGGGCATAAGTCCGTCAAAT